AAAAGAATTTTTTCCATTTTAATCTTTTCCGCAAAATTTTCTGTTTTCCTATAAAATTTAGGTGATATATCCTCAATAGAATTTATCTCTATTCTTTTTACCATGTCTGAAGTTAAGAATCTTTCAGGTATTTTGTAATACAAATCTGGAGTAATTACACGTAATAAAACATCTACGAATTCTTTATAATGTTTTTTAGAGCAGCTAATTCTATACATATGGCCAATAACACATTTAAATTCCCAATGATACACCGATTCAAGAAACTCAGACATTCTGACTACTTGTTCTGGGTATGGGCATTTATTAGCGATAGTAATAGTGTTTTTTTCATCATCAAAATACCCATCATCAAAAAACCAATAAGCTAAAATATCATCAGACCAATTATTTTTTATAAAATCAACAGGTATTAATTTACCTTCTACATTTGGTTCATAAAAAACATTGTAAAACTCTGAAAAATTCGGATGGTGAATAGTTGTAAAACGAAGGCCTGTTCCATCATCACAAGGACTAAGATTCGAAGAGTAAACGCCCATCAAATTGTATTTTTTTAAAAGGTATAATCTTTGTTTATTTGAATGAGACTCATAATATCTTGTCTTTCCGCTAACTGAGCCATCCCCAAGCAAACCTCCAATTATTAAGGATCTCTGCTCTTGAGTAAAAGGAGGGTAGGATTCAATTCTATTAACTGTTTTTGATTGTATACCAATTTCTTTAATATATGAACGCCACACTATTTTAGAAACACTGTATTTATCGGAAAAATCTTCTTGACTTAAATTATAGTAATCGTATTCAAGAATTTCTTTAGAAGTGTTCTTTAAATTATTAATTAGTTCTCTTTTCACATTGAATTTATCTGATAATGCAATACCAATGCGTTTTCTCCGATAGGCTATACCCTCTCCTGTCATATTAAACATAGCCCCTATTGCAGCATCTGTATGACCTATTTTACATAACCTAATTAACTCTTGATCAGATAAAGTATTCTTTTTATCCTTTTTTTTACCTGTATACAACACCTCTACTTCAAGTCGCTGTTTATTTCTATGATTTGTAGGTAAATTAAATTTTCTCAATTGCTTTAAAACTGCATCCTCAGATACACCTACAAATGCTCCAATCTCTTTAAGCCTAAAACCAAATTCACAGTATAACTTTGAAAGACTTTCTTTATCTATTTTATCGAAAAGGTATTGCATACCTACATTATATATAAAAAACATATAAAGAAGCAATACTTTTTTGGAAGGGCATAAAAAAAGGTCAGTAGTTTCCTACTGACCTTAATTTCCTACATTAAGTAGAAACTTATCGAGATAGAATAACCCTTGTAAGTCCAAGCGGGTTATGGCATCCAATACCCAAGTTTTCAAAACAACTGAAGCCAATTGTTCTGTTACGTGGGTCATCTGCTGAGAGGACAGTTAACTCCGTTCGAACGGGAATACGTCCGAAGAACTCGGGCTCTGCACAAACGTAGATTTTGCCAACTGGAACTTTACGAGAAACAATGATCTGAGCACCCCAAACGGTTCCCATCAGACCAGTCTTCAATAAAGTTGCCTGACTCTCGATATCAAGAACATCCCGACCCCACTTACGGATATCGCTATAATCTTTCGCATTAGCGAAGACACGAGCAACACGCAAGTCCCAATATTCAACAGAAGCAAAAGCATCTGCTAAATCGGCAGGGGTTAACGGTGCCGTAGCCGGGATATCAGGGTTCGATGCACCAATGTTATCAAAACCGTTTGTCGCAACTGCATCCAGAACTTCGAAGACGCGACCGTCTTCCTCAGCTTGAATTTCAGCTTTGGCAAGGTCTTGAGAACGTTCGATCAAATCAAACCGGCGTTCCTTGACCTGTGTCAATGGAATTTCAGGGTTTGATGCGATTTCGAACAAGGGGAACGTAACACGGCGAGGTTTTTGAATAGCCAGAATGTTCTGACCTTCTTCACCAATTACGTAAGCCGTTACATTAGCGTCCTTGTCATAAATCGGCAGTGCTCCATCGGGGAGTTGTTCCACCAGGAAGGTCTTACGACCAACCGAGGTGTAGTCTCTCCGAAGGCGTAAAGGTTGCGTCATAGACGCAGCTAACTTTGCGCGACCGCCGGCCGTCTTAATATACTCAGAAATAATCTGCTGTTTTAGTTCATTACTGATTTCAGCCATGAGAAACTCACCTCCTTCTAAATTTTAAGTTGAACCATCATATAAGGGTCACTGCTACCGCTCGGAGCCTTCAAACAAATACCAACAACTGTCATCGTCCTCATTGAACCTAACAGAGTAGGATCATGAAGAAGACCAGAAGCATTACTAAGTAATCCACCGCGTGACGCATACAGAAGATCTCCTGCAGTGTACGCAATAGGTGTGGCTACATTACCAGCCGTATACGTTTCATAGATATCTGTCTGAAAAACCGTACCTGTACCATGACAGTACACAATTCTCTCAGATGCAATTCCTGAGCTTGATTCGAAAGGATTACCTACAGCATCGTTAATAGCAACTCCAACTACTTTATCAGCAACTGTTGTGCTATCACCTTTTGCAGGACCCACCAAATTATCTCCAGCAACTGCAACGAGACTACCAGCTAGAACACCCAACGTCTTGCCCAGACGACCACCGTTGGCGATTGTATTGGCTTGGCTCTGTGTGTTAATGTTTACGTTATCTTGCGTAAAGCATGTTGCATCAGCGGCCTGACCTATAGTGTTATAAGTCTGACGATACAATACCTCCATATGACCATTAGGGACTGGAAGATTGGAATCCATATTATTTCACCTCCTCTACATTGTTTGAGTTACACACTACACTCATGTGCAGGTGTCAGAAAGCCCCACCGAAGTGGGGGTTTTTATTAGATTATTTATTTCAACGCACTCCCGTGAAGGGAGCGACAATTCCACTTATTTAAAATTCTTTGAAACGTCAGGCGGTGCATCCCACAAGCTACTAAGATCATTAGTACTTGTCGATGAAGCCTGTTTTACAATACCGCTAAGTTTCTTGGCACCAGTCTTTACTTCTTCTTTTGCAAAAAACTGATCAAGAAAATCTGTAGAAGCCTCTACCTCTTCTTCGTCTTCATCTTTTTTCTTGGCTTCAACTTCTTCTTCATCTTCTTTTTTCTTAGCAGACTTTTCTTCGTCTTCCTCTTCGTCTTTTTTCTTAGCAGACTTTTCTTCATCTTCCTCTTCGTCTTTTTTCTTGGCAGCTTCGACTTCTTCCTCTTCATCTTTTTTCTTAGCTGACTTTTCTTCGTCTTCTTCTACAACTTCTTTTTTTGCTTTTTTCTCGGGAGGAGGAGTTGTCTCTTCTTTTTTGCCTGCGTCTTTATCTTCTTCTTCATCTTCTTTTTTTGCTGCAGTGGCATCATCATCGTCATCGTCGTCTTTTTTTGCTTCTTTTTCTTCTTCGTCTTCTTTTTTTGCTGCAGTGGCATCATCATCTTCGTCATCATCTTTGCCAGAAAGAACTTCAGCAAGTTCAGCTTGACGTTGAAGAGTTGCTTGAATGCAACGCTCAGGAAGATACATAAGATCTGTTGCTTGCTCTTCGATAGAAGCATCTACTGCACCAGGAAGCATTCTCTGTGCAATTGTAATGCATTTAAGAGCTTTGTCCTCAAGTTTACGAGCGGCCATAACAGCCTCACGCTCAGGAGCAGGATGACCAGTCTCAGTACGACCCTCATTTTTCCAAGGAGTCTTCATATCAGGTGTTTCAGCCCATGAATCGGGATCACCATTATGATATTTCTCGACTGGGTTGTTTGCATGTTCTTGATTCATGGTATAAGGATCAGCTTTTTTTACCTGCTCGGCCACCTTATCCAGGTTCCAGCTTAGTCTCTGGCGCATAATAATTCCTCCTATTTAGTTTTCGCCTACTATTCAATTCCCCAGATCGGGGAAAAGACTGGCACCCTCACGGGTGACCTTCGATTTCATTGAAGATTAGGCAGATATTAAAAGATTATTAGAAAGTACATATATTCCCAGTATTTGAATCCTACATATCCAGATAAGAGTCAACTGCTTTAAGCCAAGACAGAGATCTTTTTATCTCTGTCGCTGTTAATGTCTTCTTGGATACCTTTTGTAAAGCAGTAACTAAAATCTGATCGCTCTTCCCATGAGTTCCGTTGATTTTTGCTACAGCCTTCTTTACAGATAGATCCAAAGGTTTCTTTGAAAAACTATCCAGGAAAGATAAAACTGCAAGAAAATCACGACGGCTATACCCGTAGTCAGATAAAACTCCCAGATCATCACTCGATAATAATATGTATGTGCCAAATTTTAATTTATCAAAACTTTTCTTATCCAGATATCCAGCGCTACGTGATAGGAAAGAGTTCCAAGCTTTTCTGGATTTCCATAATGACTTTAAAGCAGCCGTAGGATTAATTAAATTTTCTTCAAGAGTCTCAAGTTCACGAGGACCTTTATTGTCCTCACCAGAAAAATCATCCATTATCTGGTCACCAAGCTCTTTAAGGATCTTCTGTTTAAGCTGAGTTTTTAAAGTTGTGACTTCATCTTCAGGAGTTTCTTCAACTGGAGGTTCTCCCGTGTCTTCTGCGGGGGCTTCACCTGTATCATCAGCAGGAGCCTCATCCTCAGGAGCTTTATCAGTAGGAGTATCATCAGCTGGGGCTTCATCCTTAGTAGTATCTTCTTCTTTAGTATCAACATCAGGAGTTTTTTCATCCTGAGCTATTCGAGCAGCTTTTAAGAAATCCAAAGAACTTGTCTGATAGGATTCTTTTTCTTCTGCTTCTCTAATCTTTGCCATTACGTCTTCAGGTGGATTAACAACATTTCTAATCACAGCACCTGTAAAGGCAGGCTGTTTAACCCAAGATCCATCTATAAAATTAACACTGTTTTCATCGGATTCATGGCCACAAAGTTCAGCAACTTTCCTTTGCACCCCATCTTCACCATAAAAGGTATTGTTCTTTTCATACTTAACACAAGGACAGGCTTCTGATTCATCAACCGCCTTATTTCCACATTTTGTGCAGATAGAGTAGGCAATTTTACAGCCCATACTCATTGTCTTCATTTCACCAGACTCTATTTTGGCAACAAGATCCTTATGTTTCCTTTCGGTAGCAACAAGTATGTCGACATAATAAGTCGTTACATCCTTGCCTTCTTTATCTTTACCAATAGGAACCTCACGAAGAACAGCATCAATAATTTTACCTTTTGAGAGTTCAGGAATCTGAACATGTTCCAGGTAATTATTTGCACCAATAAACGTTCGGTAGGTTTTTGCCAGAAGATTCTTTGTCCAGGCATCACCATTATTATTAACAAATTTTGAGTATTCGGGTTTTATAAGATAATCTTTATACTCACTTTTTGAGTTTTTTGCAGTGTCTACATCGACAGCAGCAATAATAGAACAATGACTTAATAAATATTTTTCAGGGTCATATTTAGCAAGAATCGTCCGTGCAACTTTAGTCCTGCAAGACTTAGTGCCACAAGTACACTTGGCTTTATGACCACAGCATACCGATTGTTGCCATTTATTTGAAGAGATATTTGGCTCGACTATTTCAGCCGAGCCTAGTTTAATCATTGCCATGTATTAACCCTCGTTAAGCCTACTGGTAAATTTCTGAAGAACCAATGATGCTTTCTTTTTCTTTTCTTTCTCTTTTTCAGAAGGTTCATTAAACGCTTCTTCAATTTTTGAAAGAGAGTTACTTACCATTTTGGCAGAAATCGGAGATGCCGAAGGCCTATCAAACAGAATACTCTGTTTTGCTGGCTGTCGGGATTCAGTGACTCTATAAAAGGTCTCGTCCCCATGCTTATATTTTAATATGTACATAACCTAGTCCTTACTCGCTTTGAAGACTTTTTCAATAGAAGATCGAATAATGTAGTCTGAACAAACACTACCGTACTTTGAGAAAATTCTATTGTAAGTCTGAACATCTGATAAACCAGTTTTATTCAAGTCACAGATATCCAGAACAAGTTTTCCTATTACATCAGAAGCAAAAGTATGAGCTATTCGAATAGCCATTTTATCTGTAGCTGTTATTTGCATAGGCATTGGAACGGGCTTAGTCGTATCAGGTCTTTTTGGCAAAGCCTGCCCATTCTGCTTCTCTGACTGACAAGTTTCATAAGAATCATAGCCATAATCAACTATAGATGTAGGCATCCCCATAATCTGAGGATTAACCTTAACCAAAGTCTCAGGATCCTCTGAAGATTTTCCCAAAGGCCATTGAACCCATACCTTATAAGCTTTTGGTGCAATCTGAGTCACAACACCAGTATAAGGCGTTACGTTCCAGTCGGTAATGAATTTACGAACGCAATCCCCAATTTGAAAGCTTTCAGGAGCTACCATTGAAGGAAATAATGCGGGCATTAAAATCCCCCTGATCAGAAAAATTAAAGGAATAAGACAAGGGGCCTATTTAGACCCCTTAAATTTAGCGAACTTTCTGATAGGCGAGCTTAATGGGAACAGGATTCTTACGAGCTTTCATAACCTGTTCGAAATTATTCTCGTTGTATTTGTCCATATAAGGCTCATCAGCTTCACGGCTACGAACCTGGTTGTTAAAACGGTTAGCCATGTAACGAGCTTCATCAGGATCAAACTTCAGTGTGCTGGCTTCCCTTTTTCCTTCGATAACATCGGAAACCATGTCAAGATGTAATGCAAGTTCGGGAGCAATCTGCTGAAATTCGTCAGCAAGTTTGTCCAGTCTCTCGGTATACTGTTGGGCGTTTTTAAGAGCCATCTGAATCCTCCTTAAAAAAGATTTTATCTTCTATTGTTATTTTTCGACTACAACACCTTTGCCCGGATGACGGACAAGATGCGGAATACCTTTTTGAACTCTACGACGAATCTCGGAACGTAATGGGACCTTATGAGGTTCCAGACCAAGTTGCTTTAAAACGGTTCGATTTACGGGCTTCACGACTTCTTTTTTTTCTTTCTTTGAAGCCATAACTTCAGGAGACATAACCATAGGTGAAGGTTGAGTTACCATAGCATTCACAAGGACTGTGAATTTATTTGCATTTACCTTACCATCAAATAAACCGTTATTAAAAGATCTTATTGCCATATTCATTGCATCTTCATTAGC